TTTTTTTATTAATTGATCTAATTTAGGAGTAATTTCATTTAATTTTTCATTATTTTGTAATTTCTTAGATTTAATAATTAATGCATCTGTTTTATTATTAATATTATATAAAATACAACTTATAATGAAACAAAGAACAGATTTTTTGAATTTATATTTAAGAAATTCATCATAAACAAAAGTTTTAATATATAATTTTTGAAACTTAAAAAAATGGATATTTATATGATTTATTATATTAGTCATTAATTCAACTGACATATAATTAAAAGGATTATTAATTGATTTAATATTAGCATATTCTAATATTTTATTTTTTCCCAATATTTTGTAACTATTATTATAAACCTCATTTAAATTATCATATTCATCATCTTTATATCTTATTGAATCTTGCATATTTAATACAAATAATGTAGATCGTTCAATAGTTGTTTTATCAAATTTAATATCTTTATTATTTGCTAATAAATATAAAATATATTGATTAAAGAAAAAATAAGATTCAGTTTTAACCATATTTATAATTTTTACGATATTTTTTATAGAAGGTAACCAATTTTGATTTTTTAATATAGTTTTTAATTTACATTTAACGATACGATTAATTACTACTTTTTTCTTTCTTTTAATTTTAACCTTTTTTCTTCTATCTCTTTCTCCTCTCTTTCTTTTGCTTCTTTAATTAATCTTTTTTGTAATAGTTTCTCTTCTTGAACTAATTGTTTTTGTTCTAGAACTAATTTTTTTTGTCTTTTTTTTTCTTCTCTTTCTTCTTTTTTTAGTGCTTTTATTTGTTTATTTAATTCATTTATTGACATTTTATTAAATATAATTATGAATTCACTTTATAATTCATAATTATATTTAATTCACTTTATATGCATTTTCTTCAATTTTTTCTAATATCTTATATTTGCTAATTATCTAATCTATTATTTATCAATAAATGTATGATGCAAGTTTTACCTGCATCGACCAGATAATAGTCCAACCTTTTTATGATAAACCTTCTTTTTTATTCATATTAGTAAATACTTTCATTTTTATTTTCTCTACATATATTATTTAATTATGTTTAAACTTCTCAGTTTCTCTCATTTTTTTACTGTATTGTATTTTTTTCTTAATCTTCTCAATTATACCTATGCCGGATGTATTTCGGGTATAATTACAAAGTCTGATAATTGTTGTATACCAACTTATATTAATTCTACTACCGGACATTTTGAAGTTAATCCTAATGTAACTGCTATTGGAGATGGAGCATTTTCTGGTTGTGCTAATTTGGTAAGTATAAGAATGGGCAATAATGTTCAATCTATTGGTAAAGGTGCATTTTATCATTGTGAATCTTTAACTAACATCATTTTGCCAAATACTCTTACTTCTATTGGTCCAGGTGCATTTGCTTATTCTGGTTTAGAAAGTATAAAATTACCCAATAATCTTACGACTATTAGTAATAGTACATTTTCTGGTTGTGAAAAATTAGAAAGTGTAAGAATGAGTCATAATGTTAAATCTATTGGTGGATGGGCATTTTATCGTTGCAAAGCTTTAACTACTATAACTTTATCTGAATCTATCACTTATATAGGTGAATCTGCATTTGAATCTTCTGGTTTAGAAAGTATAAAATTACCAAATAATCTTACAACTATTAGTGATAGTACATTTTATGGTTGTTATAAATTAGAAAATGTAACATTTGGTAATAATGTTAGATATATTGATGATTATGCATTTGCATATTGTAAAGCTTTAATTAATTTAACTTTACCTGATACTATCACTTATATTGGTCAATATGTATTTATAAAAACAAAAAAGTTAACAAATGTTTTTTTTGGTGACAATATAACTTCTCTTTTCTCTAATACTTTTGGTCAATATGATACAAATAATGACCGATTAAATATCACATTAAAAACTATTAGCGTAAATGATAATATAATTATAACTCCCGGTAATGCTTATAATAATGCCATATTAGAAAACAATTTAATAGTAAAAAAAAGAAGTAATACAGGTTTGACGACAATTTATTATTGTACTAAAGGTTATAATATTTTTGCAGTAATACGATTTACCAGAAATAATTGTATGGAAATTTCTAGATTTATGTAGAGATATTATAAAGAATTATAAAGAAATTATTTGCGGAGCAATCAGATATCGTGCATTTATGTCCTGGTAAATGATTTGTATGATTTTCTAATAAACCATCAATACCTCTCATATAATATTTTTGATATTTCCTCTTTGTTTAACAAACAACTATCTTCTTTTATTTAATCGAGAGCGATCACAATAATAATTTATCATTATATGATAAATTATTATTAAGCTTATCAAATTGAACAATATTTATATTATTAATTATTCCATTAGCAGTAATAGTTGTATTAGCTGTATTAGCTGTATTAGTTGTATTAGTTGTATTAGCTGTATTAGTCATATTAGCTATATTAGCTGTATTAGTTGTATTAGTCATATTAGCTGTATTAGTTGTATTAGTCATATTAGCTGTATTAGCTGTATTAGCTGTATTAGTCATATTAGCTGTATTAGTCATATTAGCTATATTTTTTGTATTATTTTTAGATTTAGATGTTTTAACCAATATTTCTAATTCTTTATTTTTCTTCTAGTTTATTAATTTGTGTCATGAATAATTCTTTTAATGTTTCTATTTCAGATTTTTCATTAATTTCATTGTTTTGTATATCAGATTCATAATTTGGATGTTTAAATTTTTTATGATTACTTAATGTTTGAGAATGTTTATAAATTATATTACAAATTAAACATTTGTATCCATTTTCTTTTGAATTAATAAAAATATTATTTTGAATATGGATACTGCTCAAAATTTTACTACCTGACGTAGGATTTTGTTTTTCCAATTTACCATATACATCGTTATCTAATATTTTATTAATTATTTCTTTACATGGCATTTTGCGTTCTAAATGATGATTATAATTACTTTTTTTATCAAAAAATTTTAAGCACTTACTACATTATTATTAGATATACTACCAAAAATTAAACGAAATTATTATTAAAATATTTTTTATCAGAATAAGAGTATATGACTAATTATTATTATAAATATTTATTGTATAAAGGAAAATATTTAAATTTAAAAAAACAAATTAGAGAAAATTCAAAAGAACAAATTGGTGGACATTTGCCACCAATTGTTGAGCATGGAATAGGATTTAATATTAAAAAATTTATATCAATTATAGATAACGGAGGAATATATTCAATCAATGGTGCAAGAAATAAAAATATAGATATATTAAAAGGACATCTAAATGCTACAAATGGAGATGAATGTATTAGTGTTAGTATTCCAAAATCATTAACATCGCAATTATATTCAGTTGAAGGAATAACTTTTATAATAAATACAAATGGACTAGTTGATTGTGGTGATAAATATGGAAAAATGGATGGTGAAAAATATATTTTAGAAAATATTCCATTAACTAATATTATAGCAATATACATTCCTTTATCAGTTAAAGATCTACCATTAAGTAATTTTAAATTATGTAATTTAACATATGGTACTGCAACTATTATAGAAAAAATTAATTATCAATTTAAATTATGTGAATCAAATCAAGAATGTCTTAATACTTTAGGACAGGATATTAATCAATTAATTACTAAATTTAATACTGCAGAATCATTAATATCAGAAGAATATTATACTGAAGCAAGAAAATTATCAAGAGAACAACAAACTCACACAAATCTGACTGCATTAAAGACATCTATTCAAAAAAAATATTACGATCCATTAGAATTAGAATGTACCAAATTATTTTTAATATTATTATCACATGAATTAAAAACCGATGTAACTAGTATGACTTTAGATTATTTTATTAGAGGATATCTACAAGTAAAAGGACATAATATTCCTATTGAATATCAATTATAATATTAAAATTTGAAAATATTTTTGCGAGTGGGTACCCAAATAACTGTCTTTTTTTATGTAAACAGAAGTTATCAGATAATGGTAACTTCAGGAGTATATCTAGGGATTATGAAGATGGCAAACATTGTTCTACCAGTTTCTGATAACCAAAGGACTCGGGATATGTGGTATGCAAATAGAATGAACAAGCAGCATTTAAATAATTTAGATTCGAACGAGGCTAGTCAGATATAGACTAAGATAATATGTTTTATTTTTTGATTTATTTTTTTTATTTTTTGATTTTATTGATAAAATTGATAAAATTGATAAAATTTTATCTTGCGTCACAATTCATAAATGATATAATCAGATTAAGTTAATCAATATTTATAATAAATGTATAAATTTTATAAATTACGTGATTGGATTAATCCTGAAAATTTAAATTGGGATTTGTTATCTTTAAATCCAAATGCCATCAATTTGTTAGAATCTAATCCTGATAAAATTAATTGGCATAATATATTATTCAATCCAAATGCAATTCATTTGTTAGAATCTAATATTGATAAGCTTGATTTTAATTATTTATCATCTAATTCGAATATCATTCATATTTTACAACAGACTATGAATAAGATTAATTGGTCAAATCTATCAACTAATCCTAATGCAATTAAATTGTTAGAATCCAATCCTGATAAAATTAATTGGTCAAACCTATCATTAAATCCAAATGCAATTAAATTGTTAGAATCCAATCCTGATAAAATTAATTGGTCAAACCTATCAGCTAATCCTAATGCAATTAAGTTGTTAGAATCTAATCCTGATAAAATTAATTGGTCAAACCTATCAGTTAATCCTAATGCAATTAATTTGTTAGAATCCAATCCTGATAAAATTAATTGGATAAACCTATCAACTAATCCAAATGCAATTAATTTGTTAGAATCCAATCTTGATAAAATTAATTGGAATCTTCTATCATTAAATCCGAATGCAATTCGCATATTAGAATCAAATTCTGATAAAATTAATTGGTCAAACCTATCAACTAATCCAAATGCAATTAATTTGTTAGAATCAAATATAGAAGAGATTAATTGGCATAATTTATCTAGAAATTCAAAAGCAATTCATTTGTTAGAAACCAATTCAGATAAAATCGATTGGTCTTATATATCATTATATTCAAATAAAATAAGCTTTTTTGAACAAAATCTGGATAAGATTAATTGGAATACAATATGTGCAAATCCTATTATATTCATATATGATTATAATATGATTAAACAAAAATCAATAGGATATCTAATAATGGAAGAATTAGTTTCTAAAGTATTTCATCCACAACGTTTAATTAAGATATCAAATATGTATAATATTAGTTTTGAGGAATTAATGGATCTATATTAATAGATCTGTTAAGAAATTATAGCTTGGCAAAGATGATAAATATAGATAAAAATAAGTATTACATCTATATTTATCATCTTGCTAACTTTGCATCTCTTTGAGATGCTTAGTCAAACCCAGACATTTTACTTAATATCTCTACATAAATCCTGACATTTATAATAGATTATATAACAATCTATTTTTAAATATCCATTATTTCTTTTAATTTTTTATTTAATATTTTATATATATCACCATCAACCGGTACTTGAATTGGATCTTGACCGGGTACTTGGATTTGTACTTGATTTTGTACTTTATCTAAGATTTTATTATTATCAGAATTTTTAATAGTTTGTTGAATAAAATGTTGGTAATTATGTATATTGGATAAGTTATTTTTATTAGATGAGTTATTTTTATTTGATAATTCAAAATTTTCAGCACAAATAGATGATATTAATTTTTCATCATCTTGATTATCAAAATCAAAATTACTAGATTGCATACTAATGCTATCAGTTGTATTAATATTAAATAATGTATCTGAATAATTATCTGATACCAAATCATTTTTTGGAATATTTATTTGATTTGTTTTTTTAACTGTATGTTGTAGTGGTATATTATTTATTAATTTTTCAGATGTTTTAGTTGATATATATTTTTTTTTAGTTTTGGAAGAGATTAATGGTTCAACTTTAATTATATCTGATATATTAGTTTGATTTGACTGAATTATTTCATTAGCTTGATTAGGGTTATTAGGAGATATATCCATTAACTCTTTGGTTTTATTAAAAAAATTAATTATAATATTAAGATCACATTGATATAGATCAGAATCAGGGTTTAATTTAAATGAATGTAATTTATCTTTGATAATTTTTTCACATATTTTATAATTATTAATATTGATAGAAAAAATATAATTATCTTTGGAAGTATTGGTAGTAGAAGATATTTTATATGTAGGAATATTATCAAATAATTTAACAAAAATGGTACCAGATTTTTGTAATTTATTTTCTTGAATAAGATGTTTAAGTTTTCCTTTGGATTTTTTTTTGTCTAAATATGTTGTAAATATATTATTAATTCCAGTAATATTATTTTTAGGTAATTGATATTGATTAATAGTTCTGATAGATAAAATTACTTCATTTTTAAGCCATTTTTGAAATATTTCAGCATGAGATTCTTTACTTTTTAACAATAAATTAAATAATCCAATTTCAGAAACAAAAATAGTTTGTCCATGTATTTGTTTGTCATCTTTTATATCAGAATAATTTTTTCGTTCAATACTTTCTTCTAATGTTTTAAGGGTTTTATGAATATTACCAATTTCAAATATTTCACAAATACCAATTCCTTGATACCATGAATTATTATCAATATCTATTATCATTAAAATTTGTTTTTCTTCTAAAATATATTTATAAATAGTTTCCATATGTTCTTTTATAGTTGATTTATAATAAGTCTAAAATATTATTAAATATTATTTTAAACTTATTAGTAGCAATTAATACTAATACATATAGCCTTGTCTAATACATTTAATACATTTTTAATTTTAATAATCCTCAAATTTCTCCACAATATGCTTCGTCAGATTAAGGTAGCTTAAAATAATAGATCACACATCTAATACATCAATAAAATTATTAGATTGATTATTAGATTGATTATTATACAAGAGTAACTCATATTTATTATATATTTTTTTATATTTTTCAATTAGATCTTTGTCAGATTTAATAATATTTCCAGCAACATCCTTGTCGGTAAAATCAAAATGTTTAAGCCAATTAAAATTATTGAAAAGAAGTTCTCCTCCGATTTCCTTCGATTTTGGAGGGAATTAATGTCCTTGTCTAAAATATGATTATTATCTAAAAATGTTTATTTATACATGGTCTGATGCGTCACATATGATATTCAAAATTTGATTTTTGAGTAAATTCTTTTGAGCATTTTGGACATTGATATTTCATCTAATTTTATTCTTATTATAGAAATTTATTTCAAAAAAAATCACTTAAAATCACTTAAAATCACTTAAAACATTTTAAGTGATTTTAAGTGAGAGAGAGCCGGGGTTCCAGAAAAATAAAAAAATACTTTTGTCTTTTTCATTTTTATGGATATTTATAAAACATAAGAAACTCATAACTTAAGATGCTATGTATGAAATAACAAAATATTTTATATGATAAGAAATTACATAAATACTACCTATAAATAAACCAAATATATAATAAGATATTTTATAAAAACCATCAGATAAACATATTTACTGATTAGTATAATTTAATATACTGATTAGTTTCAGTATATTTAATTAGAAGTAGATAAATAAAAATGGACAATAATTATTTGAAAAAAATCTAACTTCTTTCAATATATTGATACTATAAAATAAACAGCTCAAATAAAACCAGACATTTCAAGACATTTCAAGACATGTTCTATGTGTGTAAGCATATTGAAAATGTCTTGAAATGTCTGGTTTATGTAGTGATATTATGTAAAATGTCCGGATTTTACCGGACTTTTCTTAACATATTGAAAGAATATAATTAAGGTTGTATTTAACATATTGGCGATAATAAGAAACCCATTAATAGAACAGGATAACTTATTCTATGGCCACCAGTATTCATAGAAGTATTAATAGATACAGGATGAGATTCATAATTTCTAATAGTAATAACATCTCCTTTGAATAATTTCACAAATTGTCTTAAAATTGAACGATTTCCACCAGAATCACGACCCGATACAGTTGTCATATCTGGAACTCCATTAACGAACATGGTAATTTGAGAGGGTTCATTGGTAATAATATCAGCAAAAATATCATAAATACCGTCTTTTGTAATGATAAGTTCAGTGGTTCCTTGTAAATGATTGATATTTTTTTTAATATTTGTAATTGCATAATCAATTGATTCACCAGATGTTAAAACTTGATGATGAGACGAACTTAATGAAAAGTAAGAACCAGAACCTTCTAATTGTAAATTTTTATTAGCGAGAAGGTAGCATTTGAATTTTCGGAAGCATTTTGAATGATATTTATTAATTTCACAAGGAGGCATTTGTACTTTATTGAGAGGGGCAATTTTAAATATAGTTAATAATACACTCATAGAAGGATATGAGCCACCTGCAAAGGAACTTGTTACTATTTTACCATTAGCAGAAGTATGATTTTTTACACTAACGATATCACCTTTTCTTAATTCTAATAGAGTACGAGAAGTTAGTTGACCAGCCCCTTTATTAGTACCTTGAATTGAGTTATCAACAGCTACGCCATTAACAGCAAAAGCAAATTGAGCTGCTGTATTAGTTGTAAGATTACTGAATAATTTATAAATACCATCTTCTAATATAGTAATTTGTGTAGGATTTGATAAATTCCATCCTAAACCGTTAACATTTACACTTTGAGTATATGCTGCATCGCCTTCTGTTAAAATTTCTTGAACATCGGTATTATAGAAAGTACCATGAATATTATAACCTTTGAGCATTAGATCAGGATCGAGTAACATCTTTTCTAAGACTTTCTTAAATAGATATTTTTTGCGTTTACTCAAACAATCATCGCTCCATTCAGAAACACATTTTTTATTATTTTCACATGGTAAGTTAGGGCAAGGCAGAGGAGCAATTTTCATTAATAAGAAAGTATCATTATTACCTGGTTGTAATCCACCTGCATATAAAGCAGATTGTAAAGCATTAGAAGCAGATTCATAATTTCTAACTAAAATAGAGTCATTTTCATTTAATTTGATCATATTACGAGAAATAAGTTGTCCAGCTCCAGAGTTATTACCTGTTGTTGTTAAATCTTGAGCGATACCATTTATAAAAATAGTATATTGACAGGCTTGTTCATTAGAACTAATAAAAAAGAAAATATAAACACCACTTTCTCTAACAACAAAAGGAGCACCTGCATATTTGTGTTCAACATTGTAGATGATAGCATTATTATTAAATTCTGTTGGATAGCCAGTTGGAATAATTTGTTCAATATTATTGAATGCATTATAATAAGCATTTGAACCACTCACCATTAATGATTTATCGGTTAATAATTTATATTTGTAAAAATTATAGATTTCATCAAACGTGCATTTATCATTACAATCCGAATCCGATCTTGATGATCTGGATGTTTTAGATGATTTTGATGATCTTGATGATTTAGATGATCTCGATGATCTCGATGATCTCGATGATCTCGATGATTTAGATGATCTTGATGATTTGGATGATCTTGAGCAAGAATGTTTATGATGTTTGCGATGTTTACGGTGTTTACGATGTTTATGGGATGGTTGTGATGGTTGTGATGGTTGTGATGGTTGTGTTTGTTGTGATGGTTGTGATGGTTGTGATGGTTGTGTTTGTTGTGATGGTTGTGATGGTTGTGATGGTTGTGATGGTTGTGATGGTTGTGATGGTTGGGGTGGTTGTGATGGTTGTGATGGTTGTGATGGTTGTGATGGGTGTGATTGATTATCATAACATATTATTTCTTCACTATGATGACGGCCCATTTTTTTATGAGAGTGTCTTCTAGAGTGCTTATCAGAGTGTCTTCTATGCTTTTTAGAGTGTTTTCTTTCGTGATGTTTGACGACAATTTCAACTTCATCAGAAGAAGATGAATCAGAAGATGAAGTGTTAGATGAATCAGACTGATACTTCTGATTACGTTTTTTATGATATTTTGTCATATATATACATTGATTAGATAAAAATTTAAAGATTTATTTTAAAAATTTAAAGCATTTTTATTAAAATATTATCCAGTAAAATAGTATATCCAAAAAACAGAATATTCTTTATCTAATTGAATAAACATCGAAATCGTATAAATTGTATATGTGTATCTAAAAACATATAATATATATTTTAAAATTTTCGACCATTTATTCTGAATTATCTTATTGAAAAATTTTAAAATATATAAAAATATAATACTGATTTATATATAAAATGATAAATAGAATACAGAATATAATACAGAATATAATTGACATTATATATGATCTCAAGGGATCATTGTATTATAATATTGCAAATATATTAATGTATATACATTTTTTTAAAGAGAATACAAATACAAAAAAATCATCATATGAAATATTGTTTGAGAACTATTGTAATGATATTATATCAGAATATAATTATCAGATACGCAAATTGAACAATAATGATTTTGATCAATTAATTGAACATTTTGAAAATGTTCAATTCCAAGATAAAACAGATTATTTAAAATTAATAATAGATAATTTCATTCAAAAAAAAGAGTTAAAAACACATCTAAAGGAATTAAAAAACTTTTATACTAATTATGAAATAGTAGATTATATGTTAGATTTAATTGACAAAAATTCGAATAAAAAAAAAATAATAAATTTATTTTCAGGGACGGGAACATTTATGAGGAAAGCAATAAATAAAAAAATAAATTTTCAAACATTATATGGTTTTGATATTAATAATGAATTAAATATAATAGCAAAATTACTATTACGCTTAGAAACTGAAGATAAAAATGTAAAGATATTTAATGGTGATTTATTAAAAGATGAAATAAATATAGAAAAATCAGACATAATTATATCTGATTTACCATCGGATATAAAAAATTTAACACATGCAAGTTGTTGTTCAAAAATAAAACAATTAAAAATAAGAGGAACAAAATCAGAACCATTAATAATACAATTAATTACAACATTATTAACAAAAAATGGAAAGGCAATCTTATTTATTCCTGATAGTTTTTTATTTAGTGATTCAAATCAACATGTAGAAACACGTAAATATTTGCTAAATAATTTTTGTATAGAACAAGTGATAGCTATATCAGAACATAAAAAATCAATATTAATATTTTCTAATAAAAAACAAGATCAACAAATTAAATTAACAGATATTAATAATACATATGAATATTTATTAGACAACGATAAAATAGTTGAAAAATTTTTTTCACTATTTTATCAGAATTATTACATTGATCTAAATGAAAAACCAATAAATAAACAAACACATAAACTAAGAGACATAATAAAAATAGATTCTCAAATACAAGAACAAGATCAAAATCTATCAGTTTTAATATCTTTAAAAAATAATACATTTAAAATAATTAAACCGAATGAGATAGAATTATATCAGTATGTATATACAACACAACGTCCGGATATATATCCTCAAGAATTTTTAAATTATCATTTATTTGAATTTTTAGTAAAAAATATTAATTATGTGACCAAAGGAAAATGTAAATCAATAAATATAGATCTCATATTAGATTTTAATATTAATATTCCAGACATTAAAATTCAAAAAAATATAATGGAATTTATAAATTTAAATAGTTCAGTTTTAATTATGTTACAACAACAGATTACAGAATTAGAACAAATGAAAATTAATTTAATAGAATCTACAATAATAGGTAAAGAGACAACACCAGTATTGACATATTGTGATGTGATTGATTCAAATGGGATAGATACAATTCAAATTAATAGAAATAGTAATATAGCTGGATTAGTTAGTTTTACATCAAATGAAGTGAATAATTCATCAAATATGTTTTATTTAAATATAAAGAATGGTATAAATAAAGATGTAATTTATTATTTGTTAAAATACAATGAAAAAGAATTAATGAGAATATCTAATTCACGAGACACAATTCAATTACCCAAAGGTAAATTAGAAAACTTACCTATTCCAATATTAAATGAAGATGATCAAAATAATTTATTAAAATGCAAAGATATAGATAATAAATTAAAAAAAATAAATGAAATATATCAGGCATTATTATTAGAATCAGGTATTAATATTTTTTAAATTTTTAACTTAATTTTAATAAGATTAAGTTATTTGTAGTATTAGATGAACCATTATTCGATAATTCAATAACTATATTATCTGTACCAAATGATGGATTTCTAATGGTTATTAAATTATTAGGAGTTGGTGTTTGAACTAAAAATGTTCCATTAATATATGAATCAGTTGTTTTCTTTGATATTAAAGTATATGGTAATTCATTTATAATTCCAGGATTTGCTAAATCTTCTAAACCAATTATTAATTGACCAGCCTCCTTAATACATACAGTAAATTGTATTTGATATACGCCCTGATCTTTTAATAGAAATTGTGATGTACTTTGTCTATAAATTTGTGGTGTAAAAACAACATCTAATGGGAAATCTATAGCGGTATTTATTGGAAAAGGATCAGGGTAACTAGAAGGTACTAAACCATAAAAACTTCCATAAGATAATACTGAATTAGTAACATTATTTGATCCATTTAATGCAACAAGATTCCATAATGTATTTAAATTAGAACTTGGATCATTATTTTGATTTAGTGTTAATGCAATATATGAAGATCCATTATAATACACAACATCATCTTTGTTATAAGATATAGTTGGATCCCAATTTGCTTTCCAAACCATACCAGGTAATCCCTGTTCTCCTATATCACCTTTATCACCTTTATCACCTTTATCACCACCTTGTAAGCCCTGTTCGCCTTTTTCGCCTTGTAAGCCCTGTTCGCCTTTTTCGCCTTGTAAGCCCTGTTCGCCTTTTTCGCCTTTTTCGCCTTGTAAGCCCTGTTCGCCCTGCTCTCCTTGTGGACCTTGTAAACCCATTTCTCCTTGTGGACCTTGTAAACCCATTTCTCCTTGTGGACCAGGCTCGCCAGGTGGTCCAGGTTCACATGCATAATAAAAATTAAAATCATCTGAACCTGTTAAAATAGGATTAGAAGTATTATTCTTTTTGCAACATATATGATGATGTTTAACACAATTAGAACAATTTGGGGAGTTGGGTAGTGGATTTGGTGGATTTGGTGGATTTGGTGGATTTGGTGGTTCCATAATATTACCTAAAACCATTAATTCCCAATTAAAGGAATCTATTTCAGGATTAGAATTTGAGTTATAATTGATTGAAATATAAGAAGAGCCATTAAAAAATACAACATCATTAATTTTATATTCTGTTAAAGGATTCCAATTTCCTTTCCAAATAAAAGATTGACCTATTTTACCACGTAAACCTTCTTTTCCAGTTTTACCACGTTTTCCTTGCTTACCAGTTCTACCAGTATAACCTCGTTTACCTATTTTGCCTCTTTTACCATTTTTTCCATCTCTACCTTTATCACCTTTATCACCTTTGATAAGATTAATATTAAATGGTTTAAAGTCATTATATTTAACACAATCAGAATCTTGATAATTAGAAAAAATAGTCAAATCATAATTTTTATTCCCTGTTTGACTGTTCTCACTTGTGTAATCAGAGTCAGAAGATGAATAATGTTTCTTATGATGTTTGTCAGAATGTGATTTATGATGTTTGCCAGAATGTGATTTATGATGTTTGCCAGAATGTGATTTATGATGTTTACCAGAGTGTGATTTATGATGTTTGCCAGAATGTGATTTAGATTTTTCTGATATAAAAATAGAATTAGATTGTTGATAATTCAAATCAGTGTTAGTGTTGGTATTGGTGTTAGTGTTGGTGTTAGTGTTGGTGTTAGTGTTGGTGTTAGTGTTGGTGATAGTTTTAGTATTAGTGGTGATAAGATTTGAATCATAAATTTTATCAGTCATTTTATTGTTCATATATAATTTTAGTTAGATATTTTTTAATAATTAAGAAATATTTATTTTAAAATAATTAAATGTTATTTTTAAAATAAATATTTCTTAAACAATTTAAATTAGAATATAAGATGGAAATTGATACAATTAATAAAAAACAATATGAAAGAATAATATTATTTAACACAATTTATCCAAAAAATTATTTTATAAAAGATTATGATATAGTTCCGATTGGAAAACAAAATAAAACAAACAATTGTGTCGGACATGCAGTATCATATTTAATTAATTATCAAATAAATACAATATATACGGTGCATAAAAATGATCAGACAAATTTATATGAATTAATTTCAGAAAAAAATAATCAAAAAGAGAAATATTTTGTATCGGCAAGTTCAATTTATTATTTTGCGAGAAAATCAGATGATATTGAATCAAATGATAATGCAGATATTGGTACAAAAATATTTTATGGTTTAGAATCGATAAGATCAAATATGGTATTAGAAAAGTATTGGTTATCTAATAGACATATATCAAAACCATCAAATTATGATAGTTTAACAAAGTTTAAGATAAATTTATCTTATGGGAATAATTTTTTTAGTGTTCCAAAAAATTTAAAAATAATAAAAAACTATCTATGTTCAAATAGGCCAATAATATTAGGAATAAATATTAATGATCAAATTTTTAATTTAAAATTTGGTCAAGTTTTAAAATGTCCAAAAAATTTAACAGAAATTAAAGGTGCACATGCAATAGTTTTAATAGGTTATATTAGTGAATTAAATTCATTTGTAGCAAGAAATTCATTCGGAATAAATTATTGCGCACAAGGATATTTTTTAATTTCATATAATTATATTTTAAGTTCATTTACTTATGATTTATTCATAATAGTGTGAACCGTATTCCCATGATGCTTTACAATAAGGTCCATTTGCTCTATAATTCTCAGGATAAAAAGGTTTTTCAATAGGATTTGGTAGTGTTGATGTGGACTTAGATAATGATCTGGAATTTAATTTTTGTGACGAATTATTTTGTAATTGTGTTTGTGTTTGATTATCTAATATACGTGGTAAATTATTATTTTTTCTGTAATAGATATAATCTTCAGATTTTTTACACGAAATTATTTTATCATCAGAATAGAATTCAGAATGTTTGTTAGCGACTGTATAACTATTTTTGTCAGCATAATAGTATGAATTGCATTTGTTAGAATATTCCATTATTTAATATATATTAGTTAAATAAAATTTATTTTAAAGCAGTATATAATGTCAACCAATTATATAATTAAACAAATTCAATCCCAATTCCAAAAATTTATGGCATAATAATTCCGGGAAATTTTCTATCAAATTTCGATGCGGCAACAATTAGTTTAGAATCTTTAGACTCATCAATTGTTGACCAATTAAGTGGTTGAATATGAACTTTGATCATTTCATCTTCATCTGCATTACCAAGGAGTCTACCATTAACAGCAGCTAGTTGTGCAGAGTTCATTTGTGTTAGATAAGCGAAGATATCAATATATTCATCACAACCACCTTGGGAAGGATAGAAACCATCAAAATGAATTAGTGTATCGGAAATAATTTGGCTAATATCAGAAGAATTGACCATTTGATTAGATATAGTAATTCCGGTTTCTTCTCTGATTTCATCAATAATCTTTCCTTTGATATTATTAGAATTGTCACGCATACCAGCAGGTGTTTGAATAACAGAAGCACCAATTGGTACCCTAATCTCCTCAACAACTACCATAAAATACTGATTGGTATCGGTATTTTGTACAATTAGAAGACAACAAACTGCACCACCTCTAATAAATGCAGTACCAGGAAGTTTATAACCAGATTGATTATAAGCTTCTGCTGTCAAATAGAGAAATCCAACATTTGAACCAAACATAGTAACAGCATCAATATTAATTCCTCTAATATCAATATGATTTTTTTCACAAGTAGCCAACCATTTGGCTAATTTTGAATTGGAGTTAGCAACATCACGATATACTGCTTCTTGTACAGATGTATCAATACCAGGAGCAAAGGTGAAGTTTCGGATAGGTTTAACTTCATTACTGTTAGTAACCGAAGAATAAAAATTAGCAGCAGAAAATGACATTTTAGGATATATTTTACTTAATAAAAATAATAATCTGAATAACGCATGATTATTTTATTTCAACATTTTTATAATAAACATATTTTGACATAATATATTAAATAAATCATATTTGATCTCAATTAATTTAGAGTCAAAATTATCAACAAATGTTGTATTAATATTAGAGTAAAACGGACCAATATATATTGACATATTTTGATTATTAAAACCAAATATAACAACAGAATGGAGTATATTAGCAGTAGAATTATTTAATAATCCCATATTAATGGTTGTACCAATTGGTACATTATTTAATAAATAATATCTAATAATATCCCAATTTAATTTTACCATAAAAATTTGTGTTTGAATTTTATCATTTATTATTTGGATATTTTTAAATTTTTCAATATTATTAAAAACATATATTAAGTAATACAGATTAGAACCATCTGTATTTTCATTTTGAGTATTTTTTATTTTACAAATATAATCAAACAAACAAAAAGGATCATATATATTATTAAGATCTAAGGTATTATCTGTTTGATATAAAAGATATGATATTAAATAATTCAAAACAATAGGTAGACAACATTTTTTATCATATTGATTATAAAATTTAACCTTATCATAATCAGATATAAAATATTTAATATCATGATCATTAAGTTTTATCAATTCCGAATATTTTAATGAAATATTTTCATTAATGGTAACTAAATTAATATTCATTTAATTTATTATTTGATAATTTTTTATAATTATTAACACAAATTGCTAAATCATATTTTTTGTTAAGAAAATATGATCTTTTGGTAGACATTTGAGCTCTCACTATGGAAAAGATATGAAGCAGAAATAGGATAATTGTAATAATTAAAAGAGTATAAGATATAATTAATTTAATACATTGTTTAAGTTTAAAAAAATGGTAAATTTTGTATGGTATTTCTACACAATGGACAGCTCAAATAAAACCTTCTTCCTCCTGGGAGAAGGTTTTATTTAGTGATATTATGTAAAATATCCGGATTTAACCGGACTTTTCTTAACAGCTCAAATAAAACCTTCTTCCTCCTGGGAGAAGGTTTTATTTAGTGATATTATGTAAAATGTCCGGATTTAACCGGACTTTTCTTAACAGCTCAAATAAAACCTTCTTCCTCCTGGGAGAAGGTTTTATTTAGTGATATTATGTAAAATGTCCGGATTTTACCGGACTTTTCTTAACAGCTCAAATAAAACCTTCTTCCTCCTGGGAGAAGGTTTTATTTAGTGATATTATGTAAAATGTCCGGATTTAACCGGACTTTTCTTAACAGCTCAAATAATCACTACTTATTAATTTATTATAACAATATGTGCATAAAATATGATTCGTAAACTTATTACAATTTAAAAAAATTTTTTGCTCATTTTTAATATGATTAAAACAAATTATGCATTCATTTTGACATTTTGTATTATTTGTATTATTTGTATTATTTGTATTATTTGTATTATTTGTATTATTTGTATTATTCAAAATTGTATATTTTTATTATCGAATGAATAGTTATATTTTTATATAATCATTTATTCGATAATTTTTCCTTGTTTATTACTATAATTATTAATCATATCCCATATATTATCAGATGATTTAGTTTGTGTTTGATTACTAGTATAATCAACATTTTCGATATCATAAATTTTGTTTATTTTATTTTTTTATTTTCAATTTCCAAAATAATTTGATTTTGAGATTTCATAGATTGTTCTGCATCTTTAATTTCAGCAGAACGTCTAATCATATTATCAAAATTTTCAATAGGTTTGCTAGAGAACAACACCTTAGAGAAATGAATATTAAAGCCTCTTCTAAAAACAGTAATCATTTTAAGTAATAAATATATAATTTAAAATAATTAGGATTAAGTGAAATATATCAAGCATAAATATTTTCAAAAATTTTCAAATATTTTCAAAAATTATCATAAATGGCTGATTTAATGACTTTACCATTTGTGATGGTAAATGCAATATCAAGACTTTTATTATTTTTATTTTTATTAAAATAATAGATTATATTAGGTTCAAAATTATTATAAATTAAAAATTTCCTAATCTTATCGTATTTAGGATTAACAATGTAGATACTAATAGTATTTTTATCTTTTTTATGAATAAGATATCTGGAAGCATTTGGTATAGATTTAATAAAATTGATATTAGCAGCATTTGATTTAACTAAATTAGACTTAATCATATCGTTTTTTGTAGCATATGGGATACCAATATTAGAATAAGATATAGTTTGTTTGACAAGATCAAATTCAAAGGTTAAGATAATGGGAGATTTTTTGCCATTAAGATCAACAATATTTTCAGTATATAAATTTAATTTTGGAATAAGTTTTCCATCTAAACTAATATTAAATGAAATAATAATGAGATTGGATTTTTTCATGAATTTTAATAATTTTTCGGATTTAACAAATGGTTTAATATTATATAATTTTATTAAAACATCTTGTAACTGTCTCAGAAAAATTAATTTAGCTTTATAAGAAGATGCTAAATCAGCATGAGTAATATTATGGTCACCAATATATGCATAAAATTCCAAATTAAAAGTATTAGTTATATTATTATTTTTGATACCATAAACGATAGGTTTATTAAATGTTTGTTTCATTAACAACATCAAAATAGGTAATTTAATATCATAATTTATTTTGCTGAATAATTTAATCAACTGTTCAAACATTTTTATATTATTATTTCTTTTGATATAATTTACAACTTCATAAGAACAAGGATTTAATTTAATTCCCATATCAATAGATCTCATTAAAAAATTATTTTTAAGATCAAACAATTTTTGATACATATTGTATTTTTTATTTAGAATAGATAAATATGAATAAACAAATATAACCACACAGATATATAAAATAGTTTTATAAGATATATTAAACATATAATGGTCTTAATTATAATTATTAATAAGAAAAATTATAATTAAGAATAATTTAATTATTATGTAATTCGCACCAAAAATTAAACATCCATCAATATATTGTCTTCTTCTAATTTAGAATTATTATTAACTTATCTACATGATACAACTCAAATAAATCCTTCTGGAAAACATTTCTCTAATATTCTATTTTATTAATAATAATTAAACATCTATCAATATATTGTCTTCTTCTAATTTAGAATTATTATATACCCGAAAATCACAAAATTTACACTCCCTTTTTATAAAGATTGTATTTAAATTACTACTTAATATAATCTTTAAATATTTAATATAATAAGATTAGATCATATAGATCACAGTATATTCATACAATTATACTGTCTGACCTAAAATAATTATAATTGTAATAAGTAATATAATAAATATCATAAAAATTACTAATATTAAATATTCATTTTTGTTAATCATAAATAAGACAAAAAAATAAAACCTGACCTAAAATATTAATTCATCATACAAAATTTTTATTATTGGTTGAAAATGATATTAAACATCCTAATTAGGGGGGTGTAAATTTTGTGATTTTCGGGTGTATAGTTTTTATTAAAAAATAATTCTGTATAGTTTTTATTAAAAAAATAATATGACTACCTATTTTAAAATATAATATGACTACCTATTTAAAATTAGCAGATGATCATTTTTTTTTACATTCTTTTCTTGATGAAAATATAGGAGATAATAAAGGAAATGATATGTTTAAAACATTCAAAGAATTTTGTATAAACACTATTAACTCAGAATTTTATAATTCAATAATATCTAATGATAAAATTATTAGTGAAATCTCTGAAATTAGAAAAGATATCAGAGAATTAATTAATTGTAAAAAATTATTATCTGATCATAGCCTTTTTGATAAATATAATAAAGATCCATATAAAACTAACGATGAATTATTAAAATATGATATTAGATATCTAAAAAAATCTCAAATTCAAAAATTATCATATGATGAAATAACAAGTCATACTGTGAATAGATATACTTTTATATTTGATATATCATCTGAAGGATCATCAGAGTTTTATCTAAAATCAAAACATAGATATAAAAATAGTTATAATAGGGAATATACATATCACGAAATAATTCCAACAAATATTTCTCCAAAATATCTTGATTATGGAATATTTATAGATACTGAAACAAATAATTATTTTAAAAATGAATTATTATCTATTTTTGATAAAAAATTAAGTGATATTAAATCTAGTATTACAACTTCATCTGATTTTTTTATTCCTATCGGATATTATAATAAAAAAACTGGACATTTATTAGGTGCAATTGTTACAAAAAATTTATTAATTATTACAAATAGTGGTCAGGGATTGACATATCATAATATTATGAAAATTGATTCAGAATACGAATCAATTAAAGAAAAAAGTTCAATAAGAGAAGAAGAATCTGTTAGAAAAAAAGGTTTAATAAGAGAAGAAGAATCTGTTAGAAAAAAAGGTTCAATAAGAGAAGAAGCAATTAGACAAAATATAAATTTCCACTTTGGAAAATCATCATCAACATATAGTAATATTGATACAAAAGAATATCCACAAACAATTATATGTATACGTAGACATACAAAAGATATTCAAAATGATATATATTTACAAAATTTTTTATTTGATCAATTTTTATATGATTCAGGATATACGAATATTAATTTTGAGTATACATATGCATCCATATTTAGATATCGTATAATTCAAAATATTTATAAAAATAATTATACTTCTAATATTATTAATATTGTAAAGTCAAGTTTAAATAAATATATTGAACAATTACAATCAGATAATACACAAATAATTGATATTAAATATAAACATAATAATCAAAGTATTGAACATTTACCGGCAATAAAACATATTAATTTACATTATGGAGCAAAATATAATTTTAAAATTAATATTGAATCATATATAGATAATATTGCTAATTTATTTAATAGTGAATTTAAAATAAAATTTATTGAACAAGTATATAAAACATCTTCTGATTATTTTGAATCATCATATAATGATAAAATAAGTATAAATGGTTTAATTGCTAATTTAAAATCAAAAATGATAAATTTACTAATTCCATTCGGTATTGACGTAAAAATAGAAAATAAATTATTTAGATCTAATATCGAATATGCTATACAATTAATATTTAATAATATTAATATTGTAAAATATGATAAAAAGATATTAAAAATAGATTTTTCTACATCACAAGATATCTTACAAAAATATATTAATTCACACTTAGCATATTATATAGAGTGTGAATTAATAGATCAAAAAATATCAGATATTTTAGAAACAAATTCTGGAGAAATAGCTGAATTAAAATTATATAATATAGTAATTCCAAGTGACTATGAAAGGTTGGGATATCACAACAAAAACAAAATAAAAGATAGTATTAAAAGTTGTCAATTATATAAAGAAGAATATGATAAACAAATTAAATCATATTTTGATAGCAATATAATTTTAAAATTTAGTATATCTGATAGCGATACAATTTTAAAATTATTAAATACTAAATTAGTTCAATCTGATTTTAATTGTATAGATAATATAAAAAAAGTATTTGATGAAATAGAGACAGATTATGATAAGAATATTACAAATATAGAAATATATAATTTTAAAAATAAAGATGGAGAATTTGTAAAAGATGAAGAATATGTATACATTCAATTATTTACAGATATATTATTACATAATTGTTTGTATTCGACAAATGGTATAATAGTTGAATATGATAATAGTGGTATGAAAAGTTCAAATCAATTAAAAACTATTTTATTACAAGAAATTATCAAATCTGAATTTCAAATTCCCAAAGAAATATCTGAAAGTCAATTATCTAATTTAACAACTTTAAATTCTGATTTCCCTAATATTTTCTATTCTAGAGAACAATATTCCGGTTCATGTACATTTAATGGAATGTTATTAGCATTCTCATTATATGGTAAAATTGGCGATAAACGTATTTTAGATCAAATAGATCAAATTGGTCAAATTGATCAAATAGATCAAATAGAGAAGTTAGAAATATCTTTTGGGAATAATGAATGGTTAAAATCATTAGATAATTTACTATTTGCTTTGAGAGAGAATCAAATTATTAATATTAAAAATTTCTTTAGATTAAATCCAGATTATAAATTAGATGATTCTGATAGACTTATTGTTGATATATTAAATAGTAGATATCCTGAATATTTTACATCAACTATTGATCAAGAACGTATAAATTTAATAACAAGATTTTCTGAAAATAATAGATTAAATTATAATATTAGATATGAAAATTTAGAAAAAAAAGAGATTATATCTGAAGATATCGTATCTAATACAGATATAATAGATAAAATCGATAATATATTTGAAAGAATACACACTTATTTTCAAAATAATAATACATCATATTATATACAAAAAGAATTTTATCCAATTATATATAATCTTATAAATGAAATAAATAAATTGGATGATCAAGAATTAATTAATAAGATACAAATAAAATGTATTGATCATATACACTCATTTTATCAATATTATAAAGATCGTATAATATTTCGATTTAGTATCAATATATTATATATATATTTATTATTTAAATTTATTGAAATAAATACATATTTTGATGAGGAATTATTAATTAAATTTAAGAATATATATGATATTAATAATAAAAAGAATGGAAAACTAATTGATTATATTAAAATTTATTGTATATTACCTGATCATATAATAAATGATATTATAAACACTATTGATAAATATCAATGTTTATTAATAAATGATCGTCTATATTTTCTAAATATAGAACAAATTTACAATAAAAAAAACAAACATAATCAATTGTCATATGATAAAATTATTGAATTAAAGGAATTTACTCTAATTTATTCTATATTAGAAAAAGGTAGATTATTATTTGATGATAATATTAATTTATATGAATACAATATTAATTTAAATAAATATAATACTGATTTAAGATTAATAGATAAATATGATGATTATGATAAGGAACATTTAGAAAAAAAAGATAAAATAACTATTAGAAAAGATGCAAATAATAAATATAGTATACAAAATATAAAAGTACTATCAGAAATAGATGATTTTAAATATATATATATAAGATTTTATTTAACAGATGATAATTTTTATAATAATGGTTTATTTGGAGTTCATACAGTGGATAAGTATATTGTACATAAGCTTACAATAAAAAATGATTCTAAACCATATATTGAGATTGTATTAAGATTGACAAAATATAATTATATTATGTTTGATATTACATTTGATATTGATATGGATAAAACTTATATCAAATATATTTCCGGAGATCAACCTAACTTAGATATAACCGAAAGAGATTTACAAAAGTTTTTTATCAGAGTATTTAATAATGAAGAAATACAACCATATAGATTAATTGATTTTTATAAATTTAATTATTTATTATCTAATGGAAAATTTGATGAATTTAAATCATATTGTTCAGCATTTATGAATGAAGATATGTTTTATTATCAATATTTATCACCAATTTTAGAAACAAATTATAATACTACTAATTTATTAAAATCAAAATCCAAATTAGATACATATGAAGGTTATACACAATATAATTTGAAATATGTTGTTAAATATATAGATGAAAATATTAAAAAAATAAAAGACAAATATTTTCATATTAAATTTAATACATCAATACAAGATATATTATCAAAATTTTATCAATTTAATCACTTTATTAATGAAACTAAATTTATTGATCTCAATAAAAAACATAAATTATCTTTGAACTTTAATAATTCATCTGTTATTATTGATTTACAATCTGATAATAATATATTTAATTTACGAAAAAAAAATGATATTGTATCTAATTCTTCAATAAATATACATACTAATGATGGTATGTTTTATATATCCAAATACAAATTATATAGTTTTTTTGAAATTAGTAAACTATTATCTGATAAACCAAATACTAAAATTTCAGATAGTTCTAAAAATATGATTAATAATATGTTATTTTGGACAGATCATATTGAATATTTTATGATTGGATTATCTGATAATTATGATTCTGGTATTATTGTTTTCCCATCTATTAATCAAAACACTGGACCTAAACATGTGTGTTATATTAGTATTTTTAAAATTTTATGTAACAAATTTAATACATGGACCGATGATTTACCATCTTATGATTTTATTAATATTAAATCTGATAATATAATAGAATATGTGAAATTTGAGATAGATGGATTTAATCAAATTCTACCACAATCAGAATCATCAATACATAGTTTAACACATTTTGCATTATATTTATTATTAAATGGAAAATATAAGTTATTTGATTTATTAATACCACATTTAATCTCATATGATAAATATTATCCATTTATTGATAATTTAATCTCATATAAATTTTTCCCATCTCCTAATAGATTTTATTTCCTTGATAAATTATATTTTTTTAAATATGGTAAACATAATACTAATTTTATTTATGATGCTATTCGACGTTCTGAATTTTATCAATCTAATTATAATAAATTAGATTTTAGTCCTATTTCTAATATTAATGATCATAATATAGATCTAAAATTATATAATGAATGGTTAGAATCATATAATAAAATTATCGAATCAACAATAACTGATAAAAAAGAACAATTAATATTAAAAATTAATGAATTAAAAAAAAAATTAGAGACTGGATATGATATTTTTAATATTGACACAATCTTTCATGTTAAACATATTATTAATTATCCAAATATTATTGCATATATTGATGATAATATTGAAAATTTATATTTATTACTTCAATATAAAATATTTAATAAAATATTAAAATCATTAGAAACTATCAGTGATGAAAATGAAATAAAAGGTAATCTTAAATATTGGACAAAACAAACATTCGATCATAAATTATCTAATTCTTATGATAAATATATTAAATTATTTGAAATTATTAATAATAAAATTCTTGATCAAACACAATATGATACAATTTATTCTATGATGAATGATTATTCTATTTCTGAATATAAAATATATGAATTATTAATGGGAAGAGGAAAAACATATATTATTATACCTTGTTTAATTTTCATTATGATGATGTCACGTAAATTTTATAATATTATTAATTGTTTACCAAATCATCTATTAAATCAAAGTATGAAAATGATTCAAAAAATAAATCCATTCTTTGTTGATGGATTTATTATTAAAGTAAATATTGATAGAAAAAAATCAGATATTGATTTTATGAATAACTTATTAGAATGTAATATACATAAAATTATCTTATTAAATGATATTAGTATTAAAGCCCATCTTTTAGGAACAAAAGAATATGAACATTCTGAACATTCTGAACAAATTGGAGGAATATATCTTCCATGGACAATAAGTTATGAGAATTTGTATAAATTAGTATCTGATTATAATAATTATGATTTAGACAATACTAAAAATAATTTAAATGAGAATTCATTATTAATTTTAGATGAATTTGATCTAATATATGATCCATTAAAATCTGATTTAAATTATCCAATATCAATATATGAGAAATTGGAGGAGAGTAGTACAATATTTGGATATGTATTAGAGATAACGGATAGATTATTTAATGATTATTATACTTTTATGATAGAATCTGATAAACCGAATATAGAACTAAATAAAAAACTAATTCGTCATATAATGACATCAATACCAAATGAATCTTATAAAAGATTAATAGATAATTTATCAAAATCAGATATATTTGATGGATCTGATAGATATTATCAAAAGGGAGGTTCAAAAGAAACGATGTTATTATATTATGCAAGACAGATATATCAAATATATTCATCATGTTTAACTATGTTATTAAATAAAGATTATGGTTTAGAATTAAATATGTTATTAGATAAAGTAAATTTTTTTTTAGCAATTCCATATTTGGCTCAATTAACACCTATTTCTGGATCTGAATTTTCTGATCCATTAATTAAAATTATTTTAACAGCAATTATTTATTATTCTCAAGGATTTAGACAAATTGATGGTTTAAAATTTACATCATACATTAAATATTTAATTTTATGTAATTCAAAGGAGGATGTTTTAAAAGAAAAGAATATTAGTTCCGATCAAATTGATATATGTTTAATGAATGATTATTTTGAATTTGCAAATAGTATAAATAATTTAAAATCAGATACAAATTTACATAATAAACAATTATATTATAGATATATTAGGATATATTTAGAAGAAGTAATATTTCCAGAATATATAAGAAAGTTACCTGATATTTATAATTGTTCAATGATTGATATTATTGATAAGACATATATTAAAAATAAATTCGCAATGTCAGGTACTGTAAATATTCATTTGAAAGAATCATTTGATACTAAATATACATTAAATTCTATTGTTAATGATACAGAAACTACTAAGGATATTGATAGTGCATTGAAAAATACTACTCATATTTATGAATTAACTGATGTTTATATCCCTGATCAAATTTTGACATTGATGAAAGATAATAAGATTGATGTTTTAATTGATGTTGGTTCATTCTTGCGATTTATTTCTAATAAAGATATGGCCATTAAATTAAGTAAAAATTTCCCTGATTATTATATTTTGTATTTTGATTTAGATGATAATTTATCATGTATTTATAATTTAGAAGATACTAATTTACCAATAAATTTAAAACATATATCAAAATATAAAATATATTTTGATCAGAAACATACTATAGGTACAGATATTGATATTAGTTCAAGTGCAAAATCACTTCTAACAATTAATAGTATGAATACATATACAGCAATTGTTCAAGGATTATATAGAATGCGAGAAATTAATTATAACCAAACTAATGCTTTCTTAATTAAAGAAATTCATTTAACCAATTCTACTTATAATTCTAAACTAGATGAATTAATAAAATATATTAAATCAAATGATGTTAAATATCTACAAACATCCAAATCTAAATATTATGAACAAAAAATATTAACTGCATTAAGATCTATAGAACCAAATAAAGATTCATATAAATATGTTGCATTTAATCCATCATCTAATATGTCCGATCAAATTACAATAAAAAAAACATTTAATCATGACTATCAAAAAAATCAATTTATTGATTATATCAATGATAAACTAACAGATAAAACAACTGATCCTAGATATGATATTATTAGATCAGATTTAGAATTATATAAAAAAATTATACCATCAGATAAACCAAATATAACAATACAACAACAATCACAATCACAAATACAAAAAGAAACTAGTTATCAAATATCATTAGTTAGCAATACTAATATTAAAAAATTTAATTATATTTCTTTTATTACTAGAACTAATTTAACATATTTAGATTTGTTTACATTAAATGATTCTAATAATAATATGTATATAAAACATACGATAGCTGATAAAACAACTGAAAAAGATGATGTTGATTTTATTAGTTTCTCATTCTCTAATACATATTATATTGATGATGCTAATAAAGAAGTACCTATTATGTTACAAAAATTATTTGAATTAGATATTAAATTTACTCCTAGTGCTGCACAGGCTATCGTCTATATTTATAATAATAATATTGCTAACGATTTATTTTATTTATATATAAATAAATCATCTAATATCTATTTATTATTAACATCCGAAGATATTGTTCAATTTGAAATATATAATAAATATACAGATTTTTTATTAAATCCTATTTCTAATCCTATCTCTAATCCTATCTCTAATCCTATCTCTAATGAAAGTATTATATTACTTAATAAATTTGATACTTCTGATGAAATTATTGTTTTATTAATGTTGTTTATTATGAAAATTCCTTCTAATTCTATTATGGATGATACTACTTTTCTAGAAATATTCTCAAAATATAAACATTTTATTGTTGAACATTTTAAAACTACATACAAATATGATCTAAATAATATTAATAAACGTTTTGCTGATATGATGGTATAATTATCATTTATTTGAACTGTTAAGAAAATATTGCTAGGTTTATACTGTCATTTTCAAGAAAATTATACTTTTTTCAAAGAAAAAGTATAATTTTCATATGATTATTTTGATCCCATATTAAGATACATATTTTTTTATATGTTTTAAACGTAAT